TGTGCTTGTAGGCTTCATAGAATGCGAACCCTAGTGCGACCACAGCAGTTAAAACTATACCGATTGGGTTAGTTAATAACAGTTTGCCCAATGATAGGAATGATCTGCCTAGTGTTTTAATACCTGCACCTAGCACACTAAATGCTTTGGAAGCACCTTTATAAGCAATTTTAGCAGTCCACGATAATCCCTTACCGATTAATTTACCAGTGCTTTTAGTACCCTCCCATAACACTTTAACTGCTTTAGAAGCACCTTTTGTTACAACATCAGCCGTCCATTTCAGACCTTTGCCAATCAGTTTACCGGTGCTTTTAGTAACATTCCATAGTGAGCTTACCGCTTTAGAGGCACCTTTATAAGCAATCTTAGCCGTCCATTTTAGACCTTTACCAATTCCTTTAGCAGTACCTTTAATAGCTTTACCAAATATGGTTAGTTCACGCTTACCAGTTTCACCATCAACTCTAGGTTTAAATACCATTCGGCTTAAAGTACCACCAACTTTACGAGCTGCTCCAGCAATACCAAAAAGCGTGCTACCAATCGCTTTTAATTTAGATACCGCCAAATAAAACATGATAGCTTTACCGACGTTTTCAATAGCAGTTTTGTGCTTAGCAATAGCAGCCGTGGCGTCAGCCACTCCATTCATACCTTTAGAGGCGTCCTTAGAATGCCCACCAATCAGCTTTAAAGTACCAGCTATAGATGACCATACACCCTTAGCTAAACTGCCAACGATACTAGCAATCGCACCGCCAGCCTTCTCAATTGGCTTTTCATTCTTGACTAAGAAACTGATAACATCACCGACATATTGTCCGGTTTTCGCACCAAGTTTTCCAACTAAATCGGCTAAAGAGGTTTTAACCTTATCTAAAGCACCTTTCTTTTCAGAAATACCATCAATAGCCTTTTCAACTCCAGCAACTAAAGGCTTGGCAAATGCTACTTTCAAGTTAGTGTAAGTGCCTTGAATAGCAGCCATCTTACCTTTAGTCGTATTACCAAATTCTGACCATGCTTTGCCACTTGTTTTAGCAGCTTTGACCATATAGCCTTGCAATTGTGAGCCGGTTATTTTCCCAGCTGCTAATTGCTTGTTAAAGGCGTCTGTTGACATACCACTAGCTTTAATGATGGCTTTTTGCAGTTCAGGTACTTGACTAAAGTTACGTTTGAATAGGCTGGCAGTTACTTTAGAACTTCCACTTAACTTGGCTACCCCTTGACTCAACTGGGCTATCTGGTCGCCGGATTTACCTGCGGCTGAACCATAGCTAGCCAATACCTCGGTCATGGCACGAGCTTTAGTGGTGCTGTTGGTCATAGCATAGAATTTCTTTTGCATCTGATCAATAGCTCCACCGGACATGTTAGCCTTAGAACGAATATCGCCAATTTGAGCCGTCATCTTAGTTGCTTCACTGTCAGATAGCCCTAAATTAGTCCACTGCTTCTTAATCGTGCCCCCAGCCTCAGCTAGTTCATAGCCTTGTTTAGTGACCTCTTTAATGTAGCCTATTGCACTAGACGCGGCGTTACTAATTGTGTTACCAATAGCGGCACCAATGGCAAAGTGTTTAGTTTCATCTTTAGTCTTGGCTTCTTCGCTTCGAACCATACCCAGTTTAGACTTGGCGGAATCTAACATCCTAGTGAAACCACTAGCATTAGACTTCTTCATGGCGGAATCTAACTCATTAGTCTCACTTTTGAGCTTAGCCATACTTGTGGCAGTTTCATTAACCCGTACTTGCTGACGTTTATAAGTGTCACTAGTAGCACCGCTAGCCGTCTTAATTCGTTCCAGTTCACTAGTTTGTGCCTTGTACTGAGCTTCCATATTAGAATAGGCCTGCTTTAAACCACCTAAACGGGCTTTATTAGCTTCAGCTGATTTACCTTCGGCCTCTAGGCGTTTTACATAGGACTCACTTAAAGCTGTAGTTTGTTTGTAGCCTTTTTGTAGGTCGGCTAAACCTGAATTGTAATATTGCAGCTTTGACTTAGCCCGATCTAATTGACCACCCATACTGTCATATGAACGACTAGCCTTGTTAATCTGGTCAGCTAGCTTTAAATATTGTTCTTCACCGTTTTTAGTATCTCTGTTTAGGCCGGCTTGGCGAGACTTTAACTCATCAATTTTAGCCTTTTGAGCTTCCATTGATTTAGCTAAGCCATCTACCCTAGCTGCTGCGGCCTTTTGATACTCACCCGCTGATTTTAATGCCGTTTCTTGGGCTTTCCATCCACTAGTGTTAGCTCTAACCTCAGCGGTTAACTGCTTGAGTGATTTAACAGCTTCTGCTGAATCTAGGCCAACCCTACTGGTCATCTCACGGCCAACTACTTTTTTAGCCATTATTTTTTAACCTCCTTTTTGGCACAAACGCTTATAAGCCATATGTTTGATTAATGGCCTCGAGCGGGTCGACTAGTTCAGCACGATCTTCCTTTTTACGAGCGTTCAAAGTCGCCATCGTATTAAAAAAGGAACTATCATCAAATTCTTTCGGTGATAATCCCTCGGTTAATAATTGTTGAGCTAGTAGGTTGAAATCTTCCTGTTGATTTTTCAACTTTAGGATTTCCTTTTTAAGCTCACCATTACGCTTGTGCCGGCTTATTTTGACGACTTAGCGTCTTCAATGGCTTTACGTTGCTTCTGTTCAGACAACTTAATATCAGCGTCTGAAATACCATTTAAGCGCATGATTAGGTAACCAACACCTTCACCAAAACGCTCAACTGAGATAGTATCGTTGATTGTTTCCATTTGCTGATCAGTGTAGCCCATTACACGTTGTACAAAATCGGCCATATCGTCCTGCAATTCCAAGCCATTTTTCATGGCGTCTAGTTCAGTAATTTCTTTTTCAGTATCTTGTGATTCCAGCATACCAATTTGAACTTTGGTAGCCAGTCTAATAATGTTATTAGTTGGTGTTACATTGGCCGTTTTATTGATTTTGAAGTAGTTTTTAGCGTTGATTTTCATATTGATTTGTACCCCTTTATTTAAATTTGTATGTATTGAAAGGCCACCCAGTTGAGGGAAGCCTCTTAATTGTTACTATTGTGCTGCACTAGAAGTTGTACTAGAAGCTGAACTAGAAGCTGCACTAGAAGCTGAACTAGAAGCTGCACTAGGTGCTGCGCTAGTAGCTGCACTAGTTGTTCCACTTGCTGACTTAGTATAGCCACCAAATGTTTCAGCCATAAGTTTATTTAGGTCGAAGTTAGCGTCATTTGATTTAGCGATCATGTAAGGTTGTTGTACGCCATTGGCAGCTAAGAAAATGTTAGGCTTCAATGGTGTTAATACAGTACCTTGTAGGGCTGTTGAGTAAGCTGCTTCACTGTTGGTATCAGTTGAGTTGTTAGAAGCTTCTTCAACGAATTCGATATTGTTGAAACATTCATAAATTGAGATATCACCGTCTAGTGATTGTGATTCAGCAATCATTGCCACATGTGGTTTAGGTAATTGACGTACCCATGCACCTGTAGTAGCACTTTGCGTAAACCCTTTAAGCATTTGATTAATCTTAAAGTCTAAGTCTAAAGCGGTTAAAGCTAGTGTAGGCATAGATTTACCATAGGCTGTACGCTTGATTTGTCCATTTCCCCATCCGGGAGTTCCAGCTGCTTCGATAGCGGATACGTTAATTTGACTGAAACCTTCGCCATTATGATCGGCAACGTAGATTCCGTCAGTAGATAAGCCTTTAGTAGCGTCTTTAATTAAGTCACCGTTATCGTCTAGTAAAGCAAAAGTTGCTTTTACAATATTATGTTTTGACATTTAAATCTCTCCTTTATATCATTTCATTTTTAGTTAAGTAAATTGTTTTGGTCAATTGGTTGGTATCTGGATCAGTTGTGTGGTGCTGACTAGCTACAATTAACCAGCCTGCGTCTTTAAGAGCTTTTAGCAAAGCTATTTCAGCTTCAATCGGGTTAAAGTCGTCTTCTAGGTCAACCTTATAGAAGATTTGAATTTCAACTCCCATTGCTAGGCCTTTAAACGTGCTGTTTGCATGATAGGCTGGGCTTGAATCAGTCTCTTGTAATAGCATGACGGTAGTATCAGTATTGTCTAAATCTTCATTAGGTATTTCATTCAGGTAAACTTTATCAATCCACGTTAAATTGAGACCGTCTACTAGGCTAGCTACCTGTGACACTGGTAATAACACTAGTCATCGCCACCCTTCTTATACTCCTCTAGCATGGCATTAAAGACATCATCTTGTGAGTTTGCTAAATTATCATCAACAAAATGGTCAGCTCTAATATGTTTAGTACCATCGTTTAGTCTTCTGGCATTCATATCATGATACTTATTAGTCCACCCGACAATTGAGCTGCCGTCGTGTTCACCGTCTATGTCGTTGTTACTATAACTTATGTTATCGGCCATATGTCCGTATTTCTCGTCTTTATGTTTTGAATAATGTTTCTTCCGTGTGGCTTCCGTCAAGTTATCAGCTAACTTCTTAGCTCCGGCGGTAGTTATCCGCTCTTGTTCAGCTTCGTTAGGGACTAGCTTGTGGACGTCTTTAAGCCAGTTTTCTAATTGTTCGGCCATATTGTCGTTTGCCATAGCTAAGCCCCCTTAGTAATCCGTTTGAGCGTCAAATAATCGCAAGATAGATAATTGCTAGAATCATCTACGCTGTCATTAATTACCTCGTAAATTTTACCTTTATACTCACACTTAATGCCTTCGTGAACTTTAGGATTATGCCTGATAATGACCACTACTTGTTCTAATTGTTCAGCTGTAAGTTGATACGAAGATGCAATCGATCGTGTGTATGGTGCGCAATATAAACTGAACTGACTAACAAGTGTCTGTTTACTAGTCCCATTAATATGATTTTGAACAGTTTTAACAGTGCCAATCTGTATACGTTGGTTAAAATCAACTGGAGTTAACTTATTAATTGCCATTGTCGTTCACCTCGTCCTGCTTTTGGTTATACAGGCCTCGCAATTGACCAATGATTGAATCCAAAACTAAGTCAACTGGATTAACAGTGTTTGAAGTGATTGATGTCCGGTAATACCAGTATGAACCAGCTAAGGCGTAAACCGCCGTTTCAAACAAGTTACTGACGCCTTCCATTTCATAGAAACCTAAAACGCTGTTATCATCTCCAATGGCCTGTTTTATATAGCTAGTGGCTGCTGATAAATAACCTTTTAGCAGCTCGTCATCATCATCTCCGTCAATTCGCAAAGACGATTTTAATGTTTCTAAATTGGCTGCCACTTTATCACATCCTTACTTAGCCGCCCAGATGGTAACTGTACTGTGTATTTATCGGCGACATAAATTGACTAATTACTTGCTGGGTGTTGCTGTAGTAACACTTGCTGGAGCTGCACTAGCTGCGAAGTTTGCTGGTTGGTCAGCAATTGTACTGAACGAACCTGCAACAAAGGCATCCGTATCAGTAGCTTCAACATCAAAACGGTCAATTACACGAATCTTAGTTTGATCCTTTTCAAATGCACCACCGCCAATATTTGTAGTCAACAATGAAAGATTTTCTCGGTCAAACAAAGTTACCGCTTGTGATAAATCACCATAGTAAAGTGGATAAGCCGGTGCTGATGCAGTTCCAACGTTAGGCA